CCGAATGACACGGGTTATGTTTTAGGGGCAGACGATTCTTTGCCTTATGATATTACGACCTGTTGTATCAATTGTGTTGTAGAAAGATTTAATCTTGAAAGTATGGGTGCCGTTGGTTTGAAAGGTCATACAGAAGGTCATATTTCCGACACCTATTCAGATTCTGCAAACAATGTTGGCTTGTCAGAAAGTGCAAGATTACTTTTGAATAAATATGTATTTTATGGGGTTGCATAATGGTTCGTTTTCATAATGCCGTAGTTTCTATTTTAAGCGAAAGCAATACAATAGACGATTCGGGCGATTATATTGCTGAATGGACACAGATAGAAACCCTTGAAGGTGATGTTCAACCGCATTCATTGACCGAAGACGAAATGAAAGCTTATGGTATATCACAAAGTCGTGGAAGCGTTAAATTGTTTTTGTATAACGGCTTTCACGAAAATATTAAAGTTGGAAATAGGGCTTCGGTTTTATCTGCTTTCACGGGCAAGACAGAAGTTTATAATATAATGCCGATAAACGCTTGGAGTAGGCACGGAGAATGTCTGTTGTTGCCTGTTGAAAATGAAGCAACACCGACACCACCTACTCCAGAAGATAACGAAGGCGAAGAAGAAAATGGCGAAGGCGATTAGCATAGACGAGTTTCAAAGAGAATTAGAAAGATATTCAAAACAGGCCCTTGCAGATAGCAAAAGGTTTGTTACTTTATCAAGTGCCGAAGTTGAAAGAACGGCAAAAACTATAATGCGTGATACTGTAACGAATCCCGATGTCAGTTATGGCAAAAAAGGACACCACCCTTCTGTTGAAGGAAATCCGCCTGCACCAGACACAGGCACGCTTTTACAGAGCATAACGCATTCGGTAAAGGTGGAAGGAAATGAAGCGACAGGAGAAGTCGGAAGCATAATTCACAATTCCGATTATCCACGATTTTTGGAATACGGCACAAGCAAAATGAAGCCCCGCCCGTGGTTGTCGGCTTCGCTGATTAAGTGTCAGAGTTTTATGGCGAACTTGTGGAAGGAGATATTCGGATAATGAACTTGAAGAAATATTACAGAACACTTTTAACAAACAGTTCAGAACTTGTTTCTCTGTTAGGTTCTACCGACAAAATAGTTGCAAGTTATCCGAATGAAGTAACGACCTTTCCGCTTGTAATTTATGAAGATACAAACAGTTCAGATGTTGCCTTTTCGGACAATCTGCCCGAAGGAACGAGTGCAACAGTCAGAATACACATCTTTTCAAAGTTGGTAAAAAACCATGCAAAGGTGGAAGATATTGCCGAAATCGTACATTCTGTTTTCCGTTTAGACCATTGGGCTATGACAAGCAACAACGACACAAGCGATACGGAAGATAACATTCGGCACAGGGTATTGGATTTTAAAAGGGAATTCTACTCCCTTTAAAATATAAGCTTATAATTTAAGGAGAAAACGAAAATGAACGAAGCACCAAAAATCGGTCTTGATAACGTAGTTATCGCAAAAGTTCTTTCGGACAGTTCAGAAGGAATTTCCTTTGGTGATGTAATTGCATTGAAGGGAGCAGTAAACGCAACAGTAAATCCAAATAGTGATGTTGCCGTTGACTTTGCGGACAATGGTCCATTCTTCTCTGCTTCAAATCGTGGTAACACCGAACTCAATCTTGAAATGATTGACGTTGATGTTGATGTATTGGCACAGTTGCTCGGACAGAGAAAGGTGAACGGCATCACAGTCGAAACACCACTTGACCAAAGTTCAGACTATGCACTTGGTTTCCGTGTATGGCTTGCGGGAAAAGACGCAAGTGGAAACAACCGCTATCAGTATTTCTGGTATGCAAAAGGAAAGTTTTCTGTGCCAGAAACAGGCGGTGAAACAAAAACAGATAGCTTGAATTTCGGACATATTTCTGTTACTGCACAGTTTGTACAGACACAGTATGTACCAGCAGGACAGGAAACAGGAACTATTTGTACACATATCAGAACAGACGACCCTTCTGTTCCTGCTTCTGTAAAAGCAAATTGGTTCAATGCCCCTGTTGTAGAAACCGCAAGCGACAATTCAGAACTCACAGTTTCTGTTGCTTATGCAAACAGTAAGGTAACATTCACAGGTGCCAAAGATAGCGGAGCTTCTTTTGTATTTGCAAAGGGTTCTGTTATTGACGGACAGACAATCGGTGTTCTTGACGCTAATGGTGATTTGGTTGAAGGTGAGTATGCAGTTGGCACAACCGCAAGTGCTTCGCCTACAATTGTATTTACTCCATCCGCAGACGCAGAAACTCCTGCTACCGCATTTGTAACAAACGGACTTAAAGACAGTTTCGGTGTAGGAGCAACACCTGTTATCGACACAAGCCTTTAATCTTTTTGGCAAGTTTGCAAAATATCCCTAGTTGGTATAAAATACCTTCTAGGGATTTTTTATATAAGGAGTAAAAATTATGACGGAACTTGAAAAGGTAAAAGAAGAAAAGGTTACCTTAAAAATTAAAGGTAAGGAACGGGAAATCCGCTATGGGTTTTCTGCTTGGGCAGTAATTGAAGAAGAACTTGGCGGGCTTGATAATCTTGACAAGTTGCAGGAACAGGTAGAAAAGCACCCGTTCAAAACAATACCGCATTTAATCTATATCGGGCTTGTAGATAAGGAAGGTGTAGAAGAAAGCACGGTGCTTGACGAATACGGCTTGGGTGATATTGAAATGATAACAAAGGTATTTGAAAAAGCACTTTACGGAAGCCTGCCCGATAGCGAAAAAAAAGCGGTGAAGGAAGCGAAATAATAAAAGGTTTTCCTTATCCCTATTTAATCACGGAATGTCTTTTAATGGGGATAAGCGAAGCGGACTTTTGGAAATCCACACCGAAAAAGATAATTGCTTTAATAGACCAAAAGAACGAAATAGAAAAAATAAAGGCGAAGAATCAAGCCGTTTATATAGCGTGTTATGTCTGGGGAAAAGACCCCGACAAATACGAAGATAAAGGTGGACCCGTTGCGGGGCGTGATGTTCCGATAAACGAAAACGCTTTGAAAGGTTTGATTCTGTAAGGTGGTGAAAATGGCAGACTATGACATTTATGCGAACATAACTGCGAATACAAAAGGATATGAAGCGGGCATAAAAAAAGCACAGGAAAGCACGAAAAAATTCAGCACTTCTGTTTCTAACGTAATAAAAGGATTAGGAAAAAGTGGATTAGTCGGAGCTTTAGGGGCAGTCGGACTTGCTTCGGCAGGAGTAACGGCAACATTAGGAGCCGTTGTAAAAATTGTAAAACGTGTTTCGCAGTCAATCGGAGAATGCACCGAAGCCTTTAGAACACAAACAAAAGTTGAAACTGCACTTGCCGTATCTATTCAAAACAATCCGTTAGTAGACGGAACGGCTTCTGTTCGGTTGAAAAACTTTGCTTCAGAAATGCAAAATATATCAGACATAGGGGACGAACAGTTGATACCTATGATGTCAGATTTAATTGCAAAGGGAAGAACAGAAACAGAAACAATGCAGATAATCAAAGTTGCAACCGATATGGCTTCAACGGGAACTATTTCTTTTGAAAATGCCGTATCACAATTAAATGCAACCTTGAATGGAAATATAGGCAGACTCGGACAACAGAATGCAGAATTAAAAACACTTACAGAAGAAGAGTTAAAAAGTGGAAAAGCCGTTGAGATTTTAGGGCAGAAATACAACGGACTTGCACAGGCAGCCGCAGACAGTAACAAGCAGTTGAAAAATGCAATAGGCGATTTGAAAGAAAATCTAGGTGCAGTTTTTGAAAAAGGCTTGGATCCTATGCGTAGATATTTTGCAGAAGTTATCGGCAATATAAATCAAGCAATCAGTTCTTTCCGTGAATTCAAACAGGCAATGAAAGACGTGTTTGAAGAAAGCGGGGAAGTAAACCTTACACAGACTTCGGACAAATTAAAAACCGCATTAGACGCTACAATAAATGCTTTTGCAGAAGCGAATATGAACTACAGGCAATATCTGGAACTTTACGGAGCATATATAGACGAAGAAACAGACGCAACCGCAATTGCCTATAGGAACGATATTGCACAGTTAAAAGAACAGGCAAGGCAGATTTCAGACGAGCTTTTAAGAAGGCAGAAAGAAAGCCAGACACAAACACAGGCAAGAAAAGACGCAGAAGAACAGGCAAAGAAAGAAAAGGAAATTGCAGACTTAAAAGACGAATATTTGAAAAAGATTGCAATGCAGGAAGCGAAGTGGGAACACATTAAGGAAGTTACGGGTGAAGCAGTAGGAAATGAAGAAAAAATAAAGTTCTATCAAGATAGCCTTGTAGACCTTATGACGCAGGCACAGGGAAAGATAACAACTAATAATCAGTTATACAAAGACCAAGTTAAAATCATTGAACAGTTACAAGCAGGACTTCAACCCGAAGAAAAGAAAACGGGCAATGATTGGGAAAAGAAAATCCGAGAACAGATGATTGCAAGGCTCGAGGCGGACAAGGAAGAAAAACTCGCAGAAGTTGAAAACGAAAAGCACGCAAACATTCTGAAAGAAAAACTGACCGTTGAGTATAATGAGCAGATTAAGGCATTAAAACTTGAAGCACTTGCAGTAGAAGAACAGGAAGCCTTAAAATCTGTTGAAGATTTAGCAAACGCAGAAGAAGAAAAACTCCGTATAAAAGAATATTATGAAAAAGAAAGAAAGAAACTGGTCATTTCTTATGCAGAAGAAAACAAAAAAGCAGGAGCAGATGAAGCAAAAAATTTTATAGACAAGTTAAAAGAACAGTTTCCAGAATTGGCAAGAATAATTACAAAGGTTAATAATGAAATATCAAAAATAAAAGACGGAATAAAAAAAGTTGCAGATGCTTTTAATAAAGCGGGAGAAGTTATAAAAAAAGTCGGTAATGTGTTGAACAGAATAGGAAACATTGTGAAAGGACTTTTTCAAGGCGGTGTTTCTATTTTCTCAAAACTATTTAATATTGATATAGATACAGTATTGGACGCAATCTTAAAAATTGAAGATAAAGTTTTGAGTTTCTTTGTTGAAACCCTACCAAGATTACCACAATTTGTTGCTTCTGTTATGCAGTCAATTTCTGTTTTATTGGAAAGTGTTTTGCAGGTAGTAACACCCGAAAGAATAAGCGAGGTTATAATTTCTATAATGCAGACAATCCAGCAGTACGCACCTACAATTATCGGGGCAATTGCAGATATATTGTCAAATATGCTTGACGGAATAATAAACAGTTTACCGCAGATATTAGACACATTAAATGTCGTTGTGGAAAAACTCGCAGAAGTGCTTCCGCAGTTGATACAGAAACTTATAGATTTATTCATCGGTATTTTACAAAACCCCGAAAAAATTGCTCAACTTGTTGTTACGATAATCAAAGGAATCGTGGAAATATTTAATGTTTTATTGCGTAATATTGGCCCACTTCTTGAAGCCTTGTTGCCTGCAATCGGTACAATTATTATCGAACTTATAAAGGCAATCCCCGATATTCTTGCTTCAATGGCAGAAGCTTTATGGGATGCAGTTAAGGGAATTGGAAAGTTTATTGTCAATATGATTATTGATGTTTTGAACTTGTTGTTTGACGGAATATCAAAGGCTTGGACTTGGATTCCTGGGGCAAAAGGAATTCCACACATTCCAAAACTTGCAACGGGAACAGACAACGCACAAAGGGGAATTGCACTTGTCGGTGAAGCTGGACCCGAATTAGTACGATTCAATGGCGGTGAGCAAGTCTTGAATAATCGCAACACACAAAAAGCACTTGCAGGAATTGGCAATAGTGGAAATACATTCAATGTGACTTTCAACAATACGCAAGATACAACCGCTTATGCAATGATGAATCAATTCAAACAATATAATAGACAGATGGCTATAAATTCTATAATTTAAGGGGAAAGTGTATGCCAAGAGATAGAATACAAAATATATTTTTACATATGAAAGATAGGTGCTACAATCCTAACTTCAGAGATTTCAAGAATTATGGTGGAAGGGGAATAACTATTTGCGAAGAATGGCAGACCCCACATTCTTGGAAAGGTGGTAGAGCATTCAGAAAGTGGGCTTTAGAAAATGGATATGCAGACAATTTGACCCTTGACAGAATAGATGTAAACAAAGGGTATAGCCCCGAAAATTGCAGATGGGTTTCAATGAAAGAACAACAAAATAATAAACGCAATAATAGGTTAATTACTTACAACGGAAAGACACAAACAATTGCCCTGTGGTGTGAAGAATTAAACTTGCCTTTTAGTACAGTAAAAAATAGACTTAACAGAAAATTACCTGCTGAAAAAGTATTAAGTAAAAAAGCATTGTATTGTGAAAAAAATGGTGTTATATAAGGAGAACATAAAATGCAGAAATTAGTTTTTACAAACGGTGGCGGACAGACTATAGATTTGACTTCGGGCAATTTCGGAATTACAAATTGGGAAGGCTTGTCGGGTGTAGGTTTGAACATACAGACCCAGCAAGTACCTTTTCAAGATGGTGGTGTATTCCTTGACGCACTTATGGAGCAACGGGAAATTTCTGTTACAGTTGCAATTCAAGATAACAACGATTTGTCTGCAAGATACGAACTTAAACGACAGTT